TATAAGGGTCTATCAAGAGCAACAGATGCAAAGACAATTGATGGTGCTGCAAATTATTATCGCACAGTAATTAATGACTCTTCTGCTTATATCTGGGCCGTTAATGATTTATCCGGTGCTGCTTCAGCTACTGCTGAAAATCTAACAAGTTCAACACTAGATGTTCAATCAATGGCATTTAGCATGGGTCGTGATGGTGCTAATGAAGAAAATATCCCATTATCAGTTCTTGCTGCTGGTTATGATTATTTTGCATCAGCCGAAGATGTTGATATTTCATTGGTACTAACCGGCAAGTCAAATGGTTTCTATCTAGCAAATTATCTTATTGATAATATTGCTGAAGTCAGAAAAGATTGTGTTGTATTCTGTTCACCAGAAAAATCAGATGTTGTTGGATCCGGATTTGGAACTGAAGCTGATAATATCGTTGCTTTCAGAAATAATCTTAGATCAACATCATATGGTGTATTAGATTCTGGTTATAAGTATCAGTATGATCGGTACAATGACATTTATCGTTGGATTCCAATGAATGGTGACGTTGCTGGTCTTTGCGCTAGAACAGATAATACAAATGATCCATGGTGGTCACCAGCCGGCTTCAATCGTGGACAGATTAAAAATGTTATCAAACTAGCTTTCAATCCACGTAAAACTGAGCGTGATACATTATATAAGAGTGGTATTAATCCAGTAGTAACTTTCCCAGGTCAAGGCACAATCCTATTTGGTGATAAGACTCTACTATCTAAGCCATCAGCATTTGATAGAATTAATGTTAGACGTCTATTCATTGTTCTTGAAAAAGCAATTTCAACCGCATCCAAATTTACTCTATTCGAATTTAATGATGAGTTTACACGGTCTCAGTTTAAGAACCTTGTAATTCCTTATTTAAGAGATGTTCAGGGTAGACGTGGTGTAACTGACTTCTTGGTTGTCTGTGATGATAGTAACAATACAGCTGAAGTAATTGATCGTAACGAGTTTATTGGTGATATCTATATTAAACCTGCTCGCTCTATCAACTTCATCCAGCTTAATTTCGTTGCTGTTAGAACTGGCGTTCAGTTCTCAGAAATTGTTGGCCAGTTTTAATAAATAGAAATAAAAAAGGAGTTTTTAGAAATGGCATCAGGTTTTAATATCAACACATTCAAGAGCAAGGGCCTCATCTTCGGTGGGGCCCGGCCATCGCTCTTTGAAGTGTTCATGACCGTACCAGATTCAGTCGGCATTACACCAGGATCCGAAGATCGTCTTCGGTTCCTTTGCCGGGCTGCTCAGCTTCCAGCTGCAACAATCGATTCTATCAACGTTCCATACTTTGGTAGAAATATTAAGATTGCCGGTGACCGTTCTTTTGGTGATTGGACAATCCAGGTAATGAACGATGAAGACTTTAAGGTAAGAGCAATGTTTGAAAAATGGTCAAATGCTCTAAATCGCTTTGAGTCAAACGTTCGCCAGGCAAACCTAGTTGAAGAGAATACTCTAGCCGGTTATAAGTGCAATATTGATGTTGTACAATATGGCAAGGGTGGTGAGGTAATTCGTACCTGCGAAATCGTTGGTGGTTTTCCAACTTCAGTTGATGCAATTGGTCTTAATTGGTCAGATGCAAATGCAATTGAAGAATTCTCAGTAACATTTGCCTATGATTACTGGCTTCCAAAGGAAGGCACTGAGCAAAATAATGAATTTGCTCGCCTTGCTAGAGATCCAGTATCAATTTAATTGATATAAAAAAGGGGTAGTACCTCTACCCCTTTATTTTCTTTGTTATGTCATAAAGGAATTTAAATGGTACAAATTTTTGGTTGGGAATTTAAAAGAAAAGAATCAGAAGATCAATTTGATTCTTTTGTCCCAAAAACGGAATCAAATGAAGACGGCGCAATGGTTATTGCAGCCGGTGGTGCTTATGGAACATATGTAGATCTCGATGGTACCATTAGATCAGAAGCAGAATTAATTGCAAAATACAGAGAAATGGCCCTTAATCCAGAAGTAGATGCCGCTGTAGAAGAAATTACAAATGATGCTATTAATATGGAAGATCATCAAGTTGTAAAGATTATTCTTGATGATCTAGAATTTGGTGATAAAGTAAAGAAAAATATTTCTGATTGTTTTGAAAAAACCATTGATCTTTTAGAGTTTAATAATAGAGCACATGATATATTTCGTAAATGGTATATTGATGGAAGAACATATTATCATGTAGTTATTGATGAAAAAAAGACAATAGATGGTATTAAAGAATTAAGATATATTGATCCTAGAAAATTACGTAAAGTAAAAGAACAAGCCCGTAAAAGAGTAAAAGAATCAGAATATTCTGTTCTAAAAACATCAGCAGAATATTATATCTATAATGAAAAAGGTTTTAATTATGGAAATAAAGGAGCTCCTGCAGCCAGTGCAACTGCAGCTGCTTCCGGTTTAAAAATTGCTAAAGACGCAATAGTGCAATGTACTTCAGGATTAACTGATGGTGCTGGAACTTCAGTTTTATCATTTTTGCATAAGGCAATTAAACCACTAAATCAATTAAGAACTCTTGAAGATGCTACTGTAATTTATCGTATTTCAAGAGCACCAGAAAGAAGAATTTGGTATATTGATGTTGGTAATCTACCAAAGATGAAAGCTGAACAATATGTTCGTGAAATTATGACCAAGCATAAGAATCGTCTTGTATATGATGCTAATACTGGTGATATTAAAGATGATCGTAAATTTATGACAATGCTTGAAGATTATTGGGTACCAAGAAGAGAAGGTGGTCGTGGAACTCAAGTTGATACACTTCCAGCTGGGCAGAATCTTGGTGAAATGGCGGACGTAGAATTTTTTCAAAAGAAGCTTTATCGTTCTCTTAATGTTCCAACTGATAGATTAGATGCTCAATCCGGATTTAATCTTGGTAGATCATCAGAAATTTCTAGAGAAGAATTAAAATTTGGTAAGTTTATAGATAGACTTCGCGGTAGATTCTCATTATTATTCCTATCAATTCTTGAAAAAGAAATTGTTCTTCGTAAAATTATGACAATCGAAGAATGGAATCAAATTAAAAATAAAATTAAATTTGATTTTGTTAGAGATAGTTATTTTACTGAACTTAAAAATGCTGAAATTCTTCAGGGTAGAATGCAAACTTTAGCTTCTATGGAAAATTATATTGGAAAATATTATTCTAATGATTGGGTTAGAAAAAATATTCTTAAACAAGATGATGATATGATTGAAGAATTAGATAAACAAATTATTGAAGAACAAAGTAATGAAATATATAATCCTCCTATGGAACAACCAATGGATGGACAGGAACAAGGTGATGCAGATCAAGCCGCAATGCAACAAGATCAGCCACAAGATGATGATGATGAAAGAAAAAAATTATTAAATGCAAAAAATACTTATTTGAAATTAATTGATAAACAAAATAAGTCAATGCAGGATATTTCACAATTACAATCAGCTGCAGTAACAATTGCAAAAGGGCCGGATGAAGATTTAAAAACAATGTTACAGGTTAGACAACAAAAGTGAGGTTACTATGAGTGAAAATAAATATACATTAGATGACTTGGTTGATAACACTTTCGAGTCAAAGCCTTTAGATTTTGAAATAGCATTTGATGATATTATAAAAGATAGAATTTCAGATGCTATTGAATTAAGAAAACAAGAAATAGCAAAGAACATATTCAATAAACAAGAAGAAGGGACTGATGATGGCGAAGAAAGTTAAGTCACTCAGAGACATTATCGCAAAAGATGAAAAGAGCGCCGGGAGAAATATCCCAAAAGGCGAAGCTGATTTTCTTGCCAAGCACGAAGTTGAAAAGACTGAAGATGCCAATGGTAATGGTGATGATGTCTTTAATGCCAAAAAGGTAGAACCAGAAGAAAAATCTCAGATTGATGCTGGTAAACGTCATGGTTATCGTGGTGATGAAGATGTTGCAGCTTATGAGGAAACCATTCATGAAAAAGGAATGGAATGCAATAAATCATCTGCAAAGATATATTGCCCTGTTCATGGAAAAGAAGAATGTTCTGGTGATGTTGAAGAAGAATTAACACCAAAACAAAAAATGCTTGATAAGAATAAAAATGGCAAATTGGATGCTGATGATTTTAAAAAGCTTCGTAAAGAAAGCAAAGATGAAAGAGAGTATGACTATGAAGGAGATATGGCTATCTCACAGATTAAGTCAATTATGAATCATTCAAAACAGCTCATGGATATGTTAAAGCCTGATACAAATTTACCAGAGTGGGTTCAGTCTAAAATTACTCTTTCAAAAGATTATATTCAAACTGCAGCTGATTATATGTCAACAGAAATGAAAGAAGAAGTTGAACAGGTTGATGAAGTTTTAAAGGCATCTGATCCAGCTGGAAAATGGATTAGTGATTTTGTTCATTCAGATAATCCAAAATTTGCTGGTAAGTCAAAGAAAGAAAGAACAAAACAAGCCCTTGCCGCTTATTATGCTAAGAAAAGAGGTAAGTAATGATTATCAGCGTTAAAGGTTCTGCAATTTCTATAACCGCAGCAAATACAGTATCAGATGCTACTTTAGTAAGAATTCATGCAACTAATGCAGCAGCAATTACAGTTGCTAATACTAGCGGAACTATTGGAACATTTAATATGTCTCAAGGCCAAGTTGAAAA